TACCGTGACGCTCTGCGTTGACAAAGATGTTCCGTCAATAAGACTGTTAAGCAGCAAGTTTATGCGCTGTTCTTCAATCAGCAAACCCCTTGATGCCAGCGTAACTGGATCGTAATCAAAACGGGGTTCGTTGATTGCAGAACTTTGGATAGCGCCGTTACTGCCTGTGACGGTTGCAGTAGTCGTGCGCGTAAACGTAATGCGGCTGTCCAGCGCGGTTGTGTTAACAAAATTTAAAAACAAAGCAGGCCGACCGCCAATCCGCAAAGACGACAGAAATGTCGAAGCTAATAGCCCAACACCCAAACCATTACGGACAGGAATACCAAAACTCATCTGATGTTGATCGGCTTTGCGTACAAAGTGCCGCCTGCGCTGATCTGGATTGCGCTAACGCGCCATGAGCCGCCCGTAGCGTCGCCACCTGATTGTGGTACGTAAATTGGTACAGGTACGCCGGCTGGCAGCGGTGTGTCAGCCGATGTAGCTGTGACGCTGTTACCTACGCGAATGTACGCGTCAGTTGTAGACCAGACCAACACACCTTGCGGGCCTGCGGGCCAGCCAGTTACAGAACCAGCAGTACCTGTGTACGCTACGCTTTGCGTGCCGAAAGCAGAGTCATTAAGAGGGCGTAAAAGTTCCATATGTCGCGTCCTTATGCGAGAAATTTAAGTTTATATAGTGTGCTGTAATACAAGCCAAAAATTTCGTCGATAATGTTTTGTAAAGGAGTACAATCCTTATCGACAACTTTATACCGCATTTCCATCAGTTCGTCTACTTGACCTTCAAGAAACTCGACAATGTTGTTGGTTTTCTTAGCTGACATAAGCGAAATAGGGCCAATTAGGCCATATTTTCCTTGATATGCCTCTGCAAATTTGTCCGCTAGTTCTATGATTTCGTCGTAAAACGTATTCAAAGCAGAGTGTTTGGCAAAGCTGCGCGTGTTCAAGTGCGTCGAGTGAGCCACATCGCGCGCAAGAAACAGAGTACCTATAAAATCAGCGCAACTCATTACATCATTCCTTCAGGGGCTTGTTCTGGCATTTGCATTGGCATTTCAGGCTGTTCGCCCATCTCAGGTTGCTCGCCCATTTCGGGGGCTTGCTGCATCTGTTCGTCCATCTGCGGTACTTCGCGCATTTCAGGTGAACCGCCGATCAAATCGCCTGTATCCAGTGCGCCTGCAATCGTACCCATGACAATATCCTGAATCTGCTCAGGTGTCATGCTGTTCTGTACCGCAGAGATGCGCTTGGTTTCAGCTTCGTAAGCCTGCACTTCAGCCTTGTATTTGTCGATGGCAATCTTCTGCTGCTCTGCGCTATCTTGGATATTCTCCATGATGTCAGAGACGCGGTTAAGTTCTTGCGACAAGGCTTCAATCTGTTGCTTGGCAGCCATGACTTCTGGCGACTGATCGCCTTCTTCCAAGACTTTAGGGTCAAGGATTTTCTTGAACCGTGCTGCCATTTCCTGCGCGCCGGGCCAATCCATGTTCTTGATGAACAGATCGCCGGCCACAGTCCAAAGCTGCGGGTTGGATTGCAGAATCGTTGACATGGCGTCAAGCGCTTCTTGACGCTTCGTCATGTAGCCGGGGCCAGTAGTGACCATAACGTCGTATGTGCCGATTGACGGGTTGTAGATTTTCTCTATTATACCGCCGTTTTGGTCGCGGATTTCCTTAACAGGCTCTGGCTGCATTGGATCCATTTTGACCATGCTGACTTCGCCATCAACGCCTATGATGCGTGCAATGCGCTGTGTGTCGTAAATCTTAGGGATAATATCGACAAGCTGGCGGGTAATGTGACGGATCGCACGGGCTAAGTTATCTACATAGTGGTACGTGCCAACATCGCCCTGCTTTTCGCGTGCGACGATAGCTTTTGCAGACCGTTCGTTGCCTTGCTGGCCCAACGATGCGTCATACTGGCCGGTAGTGGACTTGATGTCCTCACCAGCGCCCATTTTAGCCTGTATGAGCCCTGTTTGCGGCAGCGGGGGTGCTGCACGCTGCGGAAGCGGTAATACGTTCCCAGCGCCGTCTGTGACGTCTGGATTGACTTCCAAATACGGCCAGTTGGTCGTGTTGGCAGTCTTCCACTGGTTCTCGTAGCCTTCAAATTGGCCGCCATATGCAATAAATGGCGCTTTTGGAGCCAGCGCAAGCATTTCTGCCTCTTGGCTGGTCCAATAGTTGTACATACGCTGCGCGTCTTTGGCGTTGCGGACCAGACCCGATACGTAAATCTGGCCTTGTACCTCAAATTCGTTACCCACGACGCGCACGACAGGTATCCAGCTACCGGGCCACTCGCGTTCGTCAAGCACATCATAGCCATTGGTCTTCATCCACATGACTTTTTTGCGGTCTACTTCGCGTGTGCGGACAGGTTTGCCGTACATGGCGCGCAGTTGCTTATCCATGTCGGTGTTTTTGAACGCAGATACGTTATCAGGGTACAAATTCAGCGTTTCACGCTTGCGTTTGTAGTAAAAATACTCCGCGATGCGGACAGTGTCTTCGTCAAGCCATGCGGACAGGCTTTCATCGCCAACAGCGGTGGACATGATTGACGAAATAGGCGACGCGTCTGGGAACGTGCGCTCATACTCTTCTTTGGTCATGTCCTGCGTGACAAAACACCATTCAGCGTCAGAACCGCATGGGTCTTGGATCGTTGGGTCCATGTAAACTGAAAACGAGTTGCGGACGCGCATAATACGAACGTCTTGGTCGAAGGTTTCTTCGTTACAATATTCTGTAATTAGACGGATGTAACCTTCACCATACGTTACCTGATTGTCGCAAGCTGTGTCGTAGGCGACATCAGCGTCGGACATATATTCGATGTGCCGCACGACGCCGTCAAAGATAGCTGCGACTTCAACGTCAGCCGTGTCATCGACGGGTATTACTTTACCTGCTGGGCGGTTCTGGCGTTGCTCGTTCGTCACCTGACGGACGTGCTGCGGCAGTTTGTTGATTGTCAAGCATGGCCGTGCGTTGATCGTCTGGCCCTGCACCGCTCCGCGGGTCGCCAACACGTCGGCTGGCCACTGCCACTGGTTGTCAGGGCTGCCGGCCATAAACCGTAGATCGTCTAGTTCATCTTCTCGGCTGTCCGACAGCGCCGCCATACCCATCTGCATACGATGGCGCATAGTTGCCATTGTATCAGGGTCACCGCGGGTGTTCGCTGGATCGCTACCGATGTCAGCTACGTCGCCTACTTTGTTAATACCTGTCGGATCAGCCATTGTGGTTACTTTTTACCTTTTTTAGCGGCTTCGCGTTTTACGCTGTACGCGATTGCAACGGCCTGTTTGACAGGTTTTCCGGCGTTTACCTCAGCCTTGATGTTCTTGCGAAACGCGGCTTTGCTGGGCGACTTGACCAGAGGCACTTTAGCGTTTCTTTGCCGTTGGCGTTGGCTTGTACATTTGGGTCGTGCGAATGACTTGTACAGGTTTCGACATTTTAGGTGCTGGCGTAGGTTTAATTTTTGGCATGGGTTTAATTTTTGACGCCGCGAGAGCAGCAGCCGCGCTTGCAGCGGCGGCACCAGCCCCAGCAGCAGCGCGTCCGCCGGCTGGGCTTGTTGTGCCTTCGCGCCTCATGATTTCTTTAGCGGCTGCCCTGCGGATGGCAGCAACGCCGGGGCCTATGCCAAGGTCTGCATCTGTTGCGCGGCGACCAGAACTGTCGGTCGGGCGTGACGAAATATTCTCACGCATAGTTGGTTTTTTGGCTGGCATTTACTTACCCTTCTTAGCTGGTTTGGCTGTTTTGGCGCTTTCTTTGAAAGCCTTGGCGGTGGGTGCGCCCTTAGTACCGGGCTTACGCATTTTCTCGCCTGATCCAGCGGCAATGCGGGCCTGTTTAGCGTGAATGTTGCTATACAAGCCTTTTTTGGCTACCATGACTAAGACCCCATCCAGCTTGTAGAAACTCCAGCGGGAGAATACCCGCTTGTGCGTCGTCTGTCAACGCGTCCTTGTCGAATATCTATTGACGCGACAGGAAATGCAAACGTGACCGCTATGGCGTCCGCTGCGTCAGGTGACGCCAACCCGCGTGACTTCATATCTTTCTTGCTTTCGAGGAACAACGTTCCCTTACTATCCGGCTTGGTGCGCGGGCTGATGAGGTCTGTCTTCAGGAACCTGTCTGTCGGGATGTGTCCGGTTCTGAGCCAGTCACGCATGGCGCCCCACATCTCTGCGCGCTTGTTGCCCCACATGATCTGGTTCTTGGCTTTGTTGCCGAAGTTCACGCCGCGTATCTTGTACCGCTGTTCCTTCAGCCGGTCCACGACGCCGGCGCCTAGGCCGCCTTCGTCGATGCAGACCAACGCAGGCTTGAACTGCTCTATGGCGTCGATGACGTAGCCAGCCACTTCCATCGTGTCAGCCCCGCGGTGTCTCCGCAACTCTAGGATGTCACGGCCCTGCCGTATGGCGATGACGGTGGCGTCCGCCCCGAAGCGTGCAGGGTCTACCCCTATCACGATGGGCGCTGTGTCATCTTTGACAGGTGGCCGCTTCATGGCATCATCTACCAGATTGCTGCCGATGAACTGATCGTCCCCTTCACTGGGGAAGTTACCGTAGACTTCAACACTGGCTTGGTAGCTGTCTGGCCCATACTCGTCGATGATGCGCTGGTACAGGTGTTTGTCCGTACCCTCGACATCGCGGGCGTCGATTGTGCGTGTTGACCAGAACGCCCGCTTGCTGTGAAACGTCTCGTAGAAATACCCGGTGTTGCGCCGCGGGTTGGAGAACGCCAGATGGAACCGATGTGGTGTATTCTCTGTAAAGAAACCATCACTCACCGACCATATACTGTCAGGTATACCGCTGGCTTCGTCGAAGATCAGCATCACACCGTCAAAGTTGTGAACACCCGCGTACGCGTCAGGGTTCTCTTCAGACCACAGCCGGCCTTCGACGGACCAGTAGCGCGTGCCTTTCTTCAGGTCGCGCTCGACCAGTTCCGTCAACCACTTGGCTGGCATGATGCGTGTGGCTGCTATCTCGAACCAGTGACTGTTGAGTGACATGGCCAGCCACTTGGTAATTTCTGCCCATGTGACCGAGCGCAACTGCGCTTCGGAGTTTGCCGACACGATGGTTGTGCTGCCGATCCTGCTGGACAGCATCCAGATGGTTAGCCATGAGACTAGGGCAGACTTGCCAATACCGCGTCCTGATGCAATCGCCATCCGTGCAGTTGAGAAGTCAACCTTACCGTTGTTCTCTTTGATGTGGTCACGCAAGTCAGCGAGTATCTGGCGCTGCCATTTACGTGGGCCGGGGAAGTGTTCCAGCGGCGTGCCTGCTTGGCCCCACGGGAATGTGTACAGGACAAATGCTAGTGGGTCATCCTTCAGGGACGGACTCCACAACCTTGCCATTAGTTCCATTTCGTCTTGAGCTGAGTATATTGGCGCTTGCATTTGTGTTGTCCTCTAGCTGCGCTGGCGCTGTCACGTCAGTGTACAGCCCTTCGATGACGCGCGTCTGTGCTTTTTCCAGCGCGCCTGTGATGCTTATCTGCTGGTCGATGTTCACGTCAATCTGCTGCTTGGCTACCCAGCCGTGCTGATGCTTCAGTATTTCCAGCGCAGCCTTAGCGTCGCCATCGCGCGCCGCTTCGTACATGGTCTTGCCGGCGGTGTATTCACCTTCGCTGCGTCCCTTGGCTTCAGCCATCTCAACCAGCGGGTCAGACTCCGCCAGCACGCGGAATTGCCGCGGGGTCATGCCAGCCGCCATAGCGAGGCTATCACCCTTTAGCCCGTAGCGGGCAGCTTCATAGATTGCCTCCAGCCGCGACTCGGTGGCCTGCGTCCGCTCTGGTGTAAATGGCAGTGAGTAGAAAGTCATTGAGCAGACAATAATCTAGTTGTCGTTTGGATGCAACAGGCTTTGGTGCAGTTAGCAATAACCTTTTTTCTAAAAAAAATAAAATTGTTTGCTCCAACGCCTGAAAATAAAAAAATTGTTTGCGACCCGTGCCCGTGTCAGTCACGCGGCGCTCGGCCCTGCCACCCCCCACCCCCTGCTCGACGCTAATGCGAATGATTCGCAGTAGCAGATTCTGGGATGGCCTTTTGCTTATTGCTAATGACTCGCATTAAGAAAAACATATTGCTGCTGCTAATGCGAATGAGTCGCAATAACATATAGGGCAGCTTGCTTGTTGCGAATCGTTCGCAATAAGATAGGTGTGTTACTGTGTTAACACAGCAAGGAACGTCAAATTGCCATGATGCGCCAAGTCACCCAAGAATTGCTTGACGTTAACGTCAACTATGAGAACAAACAGGACTGTGACATTTTTGCATCACGTCATTTTTTCTGAAAACACAAGTTGCGCCAGAATATGCGTATACGTACCATATAGGTTAATAATATTATATCCTTACCTTCTTATCTAATTCATAACAATATGACGTCCGATTGCTTGAGACCCGCGCATTCGAGCCGTTATTCGGGACGTCATTTGCAGTGATTTTGATGACGTCCGAATTGACGTCCGATGACGTCCCTTTTGTATAACTTATCCACGGATTTATTTTCATCGCTCGCGGTTGTCATTTTCGGACGTCACAATGACGTCCCGATGACGTACCAAAACAATAGAACATAAACAGAACGCATTAGGAACAAAACTTTTTTTATCTGCAACACAATTTGTTGTTGACAGTATTTTAAGAGGGTATATAAGAGGGCAACACCAACGCAACGGGAGCCGCCACATGGTAAACGCACTTCTCAATTTCATTTTCAACCTAACCGGCAGCCGCGCTGTATCAGAGCTAATCGGCAAGCGCCGCATGATGGCGCGCTGGAACGCCGCGCAAGCCGCGCACCTAAACGCCGGCGGCTATGTCGTCACTATCGAGCGCAAGGGTGAGGGTGTCGAAACCCGCCTAATGTAATCAATTTCAACAGGAGTATATAACGTGAAAAACAAATCCAACCGCAACAAGCCAAACGATTACCGCACTTGGACATTAGCCGCGCTTAACGATGCAATCATGTATCAAGTGCAATATGGCCGCGATACGCAACATCTCGACCACCTGTTAGCCGCTCGCGGCAAGCGCGGTGCAGCATGAACAACTATTTTAACACCCTTAACGACGCGCTGGCTAGCGAGAGCTTGTTGGATATATGGCCTATTACCGCAAGCGTGCCATATGGCGCGACTATCGGCTTCGCTAGCGCGGGCCGTTGGATTTCAATTTACCGCGACGGTGTCACCGGGCAATATGAACGCCCGGTGCACTACGCGACGCGCATGGCAGACACCGGCCTTATCCATCTTTCATAATAGGAGTATATTAAAATGAACTATGCAACTTTCACCAAGTGGTCGCAATTTTACGCTGAAAAGTTCGAGCGGATCTCGAACGACGCGCTCAAGGGATATTGGTATCTATACGGTCGCGACAGTGAAGCCGACGCTTCACCCCGTGACTTAGCAGCGTGGGCAGAAGTAAATGCCGCGATGCAAGAGCGCGGGCTCTAATCAATCCACCGGGTGGCAATCCCGTCACCCGGTGACAATCAAG